TCTAAAAAAAGATAAATTTTATCAAGAATATCTGAATAAAGATATCGAAACCGTCAATAGTTCCGTCAACGAATACGTCCAATATACTGCGGATCATCCTCTGGATGTTTGGCAGACCCCCTTTGAAACCTTATATCTTCGTACCGGAGACTGTGAAGATTATTCAATACTGAAAATGTATCTACTGCAAACCGGGCGAGTATTAATCCTCAAATCTAATATAAAAGAATTGGTAGACCATGCTGTTCTGGATATCAATAAAGTAATACTGGACAACCGAACCAATATACTACTAAACTATCATGATCTACGATTTTATACCGTAGATTTCATTGGAGATCACCTCCGAACGGCCTAACTAAATTTTGTGGGCGGGGCCGCCGAAACTCTCTTCTACTTCTTTCAGTTGCGCTTCATTGAGACAACCATAACCAATCTTCAACTCCGGAACCATTTGTACGAGTTTCCCGTATAGATCAGCCACAATCGGAGTGGCCGATTCTACACATTGTTCGAAAGTTTCGTAGGGGGTTGGGGCCTTGAAGTGGCCAATGGGTTGGTTCATCGAAAGGACAACAAATGCGAGCCAATACATGTTTTATTTAGCCTTCTAAATATCTGATGACAGCTTTAGACAAAAATCCCGAAACGGTAAACCTTCTCAATCCAACCAATTTTCGATTCTTTTTAAAGAAGGCCCCCAACCTCAACTTTTTCGCCCAAAAAGTAGAAATTCCGGGATTGGGACTTCCTCCAGTTGGCACTCCAAATCCATTTGTCAATATCCCAATGGCGGGGGATCATCTACTTTACAATGAACTTTTAGTAACTTTTCGGGTCGATGAAAAACTACGGAACTATTTGGAAATTCATAACTGGATGCGAGGTCTCGGGTTCCCCGAAAGTTTCGATGAATACTACGATTTGGTCAATGTTCCCCGAACGAATTTGGGAGAAGGGGTCAAGACCGATATTGCGGTTTGGATTTTAAATTCGGCTCGCAATCTACGTTTTGAATTTACCTTTATGGATGCTCACCCCATTGAATTGAGTAACCTTCCCCTGGACGCCACCTTGACCGAAATCAATTATGTCGAAGTCAATGCCAAGTTCCGGTTCACCAAATACGAAGTGACTGCCGTAGGAACTTAATCCATTTTATAGTCTTCCCGACTTGACTTTTTAAAATAAATTCCTAATTGATTGTAGATCAACCGGGAACTCAAATGAAGCTCGAAGAATTACAGACAATGTGGGATGAGGATTGTGTCATCGACAACACACAACTTGGAGCCCAAAGTACCAATATTCCTTATCTACATGCCAAATGGCGTCGATTACTTTCTACCGAGGTCGTATCATTGGCGAATATGATACGCGACCAAAAACAATTGATCCGAGAAAAACAAGAATGTTATGAAATCGGAGAGACAAAAGAAAGTCGCGAAAAAGGTTGGGAGATGCCTCCCCGAGGCAAGCCAATCGCCAAGGCTTTGATCGACAAATATACCGCATCCGATAAAGATGTTTTGGAAATGGAATTCAATGTTAATTTTCAAAAAGAGAAAGTCGATTTTGTCCGAGATGTTCTCGATAGCATTCGTTGGCGTAATGCGGTGATTAAAAATGCCATTGAAGACTTCAAACTGAAACAGGATATTGACGCATTGAAGCGACGGGTCGTCATTGAAAAGTAATGGACGAAATTCGACTGGTTCCCTATAATGCCGTGTTTCATCGGGTTGAATGTGAAAGAGGCATAGCCGAAGAAATCAAAGAACAGTTTACGTTCTTTGCTCCCAATTATAAATTTAATCCCAAGTTTAAATTTGGTATTTGGGACGGTAGGATCAGTCTATTCTTACCTTCCCGAAAACTATTGTATGTTGGTCTGACAGATCGTCTTAAAAAGTTCTGTCAAGAACAAAACTATACATTACATCTACCCCCCAAAAATCAAATTAACTTTGATTTACCAAAGGAAATAGTATCCTATAATATTCCTGTGGGGTATCAACCCCGCGATTACCAAACCGAAGGGTTTCGAATCGGAATCGATAATGACCGAGGGATTTTTCTCTTGCCAACAGGCGGCGGCAAATCTCTTTTGATTTATTTGTTGGCCCGATATTATCTTAATAAAACCGGAAAAAAATTTCTGGTGATCCTTCCCAATATCGGATTGATCAAACAGCTTCGGGACGATTTCACGATCAATTACGGATTTGATCCCAAAAATGTTCATGAAATTTATTCCGGCCAGGAACGTGAAACTTCGGCTCAAATCGTTCTGACCACTTGGCAGACGGCTCATAAACTTGATCCAAGATGGTTTGATCAATTCGGAGCCATGGTAGGTGATGAAGCCCATACCTTCACGGCCAAGTCTCTAATTAAAATCATGAACAATCTGGAAAACTGTCCCTATCGATTTGGGACAACCGGGACATTGAATGGCGAAAAGGTTCATCAGCTTGTGTTGGAGAGTTTGTTTGGACCGGTATTCCGGTTGCGATCCACCACGGAATTAATGGAAGAAGGATATCTTTCCAATCTCAATATCAAATTCCTAGTCCTAAAATATCCCGAGACTGTTTGTAAAAGCCTGAAATCCGCCATGTCCAAGATACCGGATCGACGCAAACGATATCAACTGGAATTGGATTATATATTGAGTAATGAGAGACGGAACCGGTTCATACAAAACCTTGCCCTTTCCTTGAAGGGAACAACTCTGGTACTGTTTCAATATGTCGATAAGCACGGGAAGGTTCTTTATGAAAACATGAAGAACCAGTCACCTTCTCGCGATATCTATTATGTGTCCGGAGAGGTTGACGGGGAAACTCGCAACGATATCCGAAAAATCGTGGAGACCAAGAAGGACCCGATTATCATTGCTTCATCGGTCTTTCAAACCGGAACCGATATCAAGAGTGTCCAAAATATTATTTTTACCTCTCCCACCAAGGCCAAGATCAAAGTGTTGCAATCGATTGGGAGAGGATTACGAACCATGGAAGGAAAGATGGAATGTACCTTGTACGATATCGTTGACGATTTGAGTTATAAAAAACATCAGAACTATTGTATGAAACACTATTTTGAAAGGGTGGGTATCTATGCGGAAGAAGGCTTCGACTACCAAAGTCACAAAATCAATTTCCAAACCGATTAAACTGGTTTATCTCTCGACTGATTATGCCATTATCGGGACTGTGATTTCCGAGACCAAAACTGATATTCGAATGCAGAATGTCATGTTGGTCCGTGAAGTGGAATTTGGGGGTTCCAGTGCGGGAATTGTCCTTCTACCCTTTACGCCTTTCTGTAGTTCCCAGGATATCACCATTAACAAGATACAAGTCATCTACACGGATTTTATCAAACCGGTAATGAAATCTTATTATCTCATGTCGATTGAGTATGATCGGATGTATTATATCCCGGTTATTGAACAGGCCATCCAAACTGCCAATGAACAATTGGAATTGACCATGAAGGAGATACTCAGCCAGAAAAAAGGCACAAGTATCCCTAAACCCAAACTGGAAGAAAAAGATTTAAGTGAGTTGTTCATTCATTTGGGGACCGATTCAAAGAACTAAAATGTATCAAGTCCCAAAAACCATAAACCGCGAGCGAAGCGAGCCTCGAAGGCCGCAGGCCGAGAGCGATCCAAAAAATTTCGGGAGCCCGTTTAAAATACGTTTAGGAAGACGTTTAGGAAAGGTTCTAGAAGGACGAAGCTCAAGAGAGCTTCGTAGATCGCTTCGCGATCTGGTTTCTATGAAGAGGTATCAAACAGGAAATCAGAAACGTATCTAAACAGGATTTCAAAACGAAAGTTCAAAACCGTTTTAAACGTGTTTAGCCCAAAATTTTTGTCAAGGGGTAAAACCTAAAAACGCAATAAAATTACAAAAATACTTTCTATACGCAATAAAATTACAAAATCATAGGATGAAACGAAATTTAATTTAGTAACCAAAGGGAACCAATTCCAAAAATGATTAAAAAAAAGTTCAAGCCACGAAAGAATGCTACCCATTACATCAATAATAAGCAACTTTACGAAAGCCTTG